TAAAACAACTTCAGCAAAACTTGGAAACCGAACGTAGGGCGCGCAAAGAAGCTGAAGTTCGCGCCCGCGATGCTACACAACACGCCAATAAAGCGTACTCCGAGGTGGAAGATACCAACTTCCAGCTTGTTGTGAACGCTATAGACACCGTTCGGCGTGAGAATGACATCCTGAGAAGCCACTACAAGGAAGCTATGTCGGTCGGTGACTACGACCGCGTGGCTGAAATTCAGGAGTCTATGGGGTCAAACTCAGCCAAGCTGCTCCAGTTGGAGAACGGCAAGGCTGCAATGGAGGCTAGGCCGCGTCAACAACAGGTTCCGACCTATGCTGACCCGGTTGAAGACTTTGCATCCCGACTGTCGAACCGTTCGGCTGAATGGATTCGCAGGAATCCGCAGTTTGTGACTGACACTCGGCTGCAACAGAAGATGATTGCAGCACACAATCTGGCTGTAGCCGATGGTTATCGCCCGGATAGTGACGAATACTTTGAGTATGTTGAAGACACACTCAAGACCCGACGCCAACCCCAGCAGGAAACCGCTGCAAACACGGATTCACCCATGTCTACTGCGGCTAAACCTGCTCCTCGGGCTGCTCCTCCTGCCGCTCCGGTCAACCGTAGCTCTTCTCAGCGTGGGAACACGGTCAGATTGAGTTCGGCGGAGGCTGAAACGGCCAAAATGTTTGGGATGACCGATCAAGAGTACGCAAAACATAAACTTGCGCTTCAGCGCGAAGGCAAAATGAACTGATAGGAGTTGAAAATGGAAAATATGATTAGTGAAGGCCCTCGTCGTCGCGGTCGTCGTCCGAAAGAAGATGATTCGGAGACCCAAGTCGTTGAAAATTCTGTTCCTAGAGCAGAAATGAGGTCTGAGATGAGGGAAGAAAGCTCTGTCGAGCGCGCTAAGCGCAGGACGGCTGAACTAAGTGGCCAGTTAGAGCATGTTAACGAAGGCGGCGACAAGTTCTTCGTCGATGCTGACATGATCCCAGAGGGGTGGGCTTATGAATGGAAGCGCCGGCTGCTTCTTGGGGCAGAAGACCCGAGCCACATGGTCGAATTGGCTCGCTCTGGTTGGGAGCCAGTCCCGTTGAACCGCGACAACAAGCATCTGGCTATGATGCCGTCCGGTTGGCCGGGAAATACCATTGAGCGTGATGGTATGATCTTGATGGAGCGCCCTTCGGAGGTGGTTGAGGAGGCCCGTCGCCGTCTTGACTACCTTGCTCGCAAGCAGGTTCGGGATAAGGAAGCCCAGATTGCTGGCACGCCAGATGGCACGCTTACCCGTGACCATGCTCAGGCTCGCCCGCAGATTAAGAAGTCTTACGAGGCAATACCCGTTCCAAAAGATTAAACCCATTTTGGTGTTTGGGGCCACTTTTGGGTGGCCCTTTACATTTCTGGGTAAAAAGTGGTATTTTGCAAACAAGGCCCCGTATGGGGTCTAATGCCTCCCTCGGTGAGGAGGTAAAACTTTTCCGGTTCTTAGTCGCCCCGGTGCGCGATGATGAACCTCCTGTAAGAAGGAGTTTCCGTCATGGCGAATACAAATGCGCCTTTCGGTTTTCGGCAGATCAAAGGTACGGGTTCAGCCCCGACCTACGAGCAAAACACTCGCTACATTGCATCTAACAACTCCACCGCCATTTACTTTGGTGATGCTGTAATCCCGCTGTCCACCGGCTACATCGCTCAGGCGACGGCTTCGACGGTTCGCGTGGAAGGCATCTTTGCCGGTTGCAAGTATGTTTCGGTTTCGCAGAAGCGCACTGTCTGGTCCAACTACTGGCCCGGCTCTGACGCCAATGGCGATGTGGAAGCCTACATCATTGACGATCCGAATGCTCAGTTTGAAGTTCAGTCAAGCGACAGCGGTGGCACCGCCCCCGTAGCGTTTGCTAACGTCGGTGAGTACATCAACCTCGCGGTCGGCACTGGTAACACGGCTACCGGCATCTCCGGCATGACTGTGAATGTCGCCACGCTCAACACGACGGTAACTTTGCCGTTCCGCATCGTTGCGCTCATTGAGAACCCGCCCGGCTCGAATGGCACGGACATCGCGTCCGAGTTCAATCGCGTCATTGTAGCATTCAACAATGCCTCGACCCGCACCAATGGTGCTGGCCCGACCGGCCTCGCATAAGGAGAAGGTAAATGGCTGTCAATCTCTCAGCAATTAAAGACCTTCTCCTCCCCGGTCTCCGTGGCGTTGAAGGCAAGTACGAGCAGATTCCGTCTCAGTACGACAAGATGTTCACCAAGCATGAGTCGAAGATGGCTCTGGAGCGCACGGCAGAAATGCGCTTCCTCGGCCTCGCTCAGCTCAAGACCGAAGGCGGCCAGACCGCTTTCGATAACAGCGCTGGTGAGCGTTACGTCTACAATCAGGAGCATACGGAAATTGCTCTCGGTTATGCAATCACCCGCAAGGCGATTGACGATAACCTCTACAAGACGCAGTTCATGCCCTCAAACCTCGGTCTGATCGAGTCCTTCCAGCAGACCAAGGAAATCTACGGCGCGAACGTGCTGAACACCGCTACGACGTACAATGCGTCGATTGGCGGCGACGGCAAGGCACTCGTCGCTTCGGACCACCCGATTGATGGTTCCACGGTGTCGAACATCGCAACTGTCGAGTTGAACGAAAGCACATTGCTTAACGCAATGATCGCCGTTCGTACCAACTTCAAGGATCAGGCTGGCCTGAAGGTCTTCGCGCGTGCGCGTAAGCTCATCGTGCCGACCGCCCTTGAGCCGGTTGCAATCCGTCTGACGAAGACCGAACTGCGTCCGGGCACTGCCGACAACGACGTCAACGCGATCATGATGACCTCGGGCGGCTTGCCTGAGTCCTACATGGTTTCGGACTTCTTGACGTCCTCGTCCGCATGGTTCCTGCTTACGAACATTGACGGCCTCTCCTACATGGAGCGCGTTAAGTTTGAAAGTGACATGCAAGTCGACTTCGTTACGGACAATCTGCTGGTTAAGGGTTACGAGCGTTATTCGTTCGGCTACTACAACTGGCGTTCGATCTTCGGATCGTTCCCGTCGTAATAAACTGGGCGGGGGCTTTGCTCCCGCCTTTTATCTAGGCTCATAGATCACATTGACCGGCCTAGCGGACTTTGCACAGACAATGTGATCGTAACGTGCAGGAGGTTCCTATGGGAACAACCACTTTTACGGGTCCAGTTAAGGCGGGTAACGTCCTTAACACGACTGGAACCACTGTTGGCAGCCTTGCCAATGTTGGGTTCGTCGTTATGTCCCAGTCCGCTCCGGTTGCTCAGGCAACTAACGTAGCGAGCGCTGGTCTTTACAAGACAAACATCGTCATCCCGGCTGGTAGCCAAATCCTTTCCGTGTCGGTGCTTAAAACCACCGTTTGGAGCGGCGTTGCTACGACAGTTAATGTCGGCACCAATGCAACGGCAACTCAGATTGCGGTGGCTGCTGACAATGATCTCAGTACAACTCTGGGCATTTCAGCAATTGTTCCGGGCGACAGCTCGGCTCGGTCGCTTGTCTGGAAAGATGTTGGCACGTCTGACGTTCAAATCTTTGTGCTTTCAACCAACACCGGCACTGGTGTCGGCGTCCTCACCGTCACCTATGTTCAGGCTCGTGACCTGACGTAATCAAAACTTTAGGAGAAGTGTCATGAAGGGTAAAGTTCAGAAGGGCGTCAAGGTTGACCAGACTTTGGGCGGCGACTTCTACGCTGGCGGCAAGTCTAAGGTTGCGTCAGAGGCCAAGAACAAGACCGAAGGCTTCAAGCGTGGTGGAAAGACCATGAAGGCTGAAGGCGAAATGGCTAAGATGCACGCGGGCCGCAAGCCCCGTAAGTCTGGCGGCGGCGTGATGTCGTCGGCTGCCAAGGGCACGATGCGTCCCGGCTTTGACGGTTAATCTGTTGAATGACGGCACCACGGAGTGGGGGCCATCGTGCCCCCATTTTGTTAGGAGAACACAATGTCTGGCGCATGGACACGTAAAGAAGGCAAATCTCCGTCTGGCGGCCTGAATGAAAAGGGTCGAGCCTCTTTACGAGCAGAAGGTCGGGACATTAAGCGCCCGCAACCCGAAGGCGGGTCGCGCAAGGATAGCTTCTGTGCTAGGATGACTGGCATGAAACGGAAACTTACGGGTTCTGCAAAAGCTGCTGACCCGGACAGTCGAATTAACAAAGCGCTCCGTAAGTGGGATTGTTAATATGGCTCCAAAAGCACAAAACGCTGAACTTTGGGGCCGAGCAAAAGCTGCGGCGCGGACCAAGTTCGACGTTTACCCGTCAGCTTATGCCAATGCCTTTGCCTCAAAATGGTACAAACAGCATGGCGGAAAATGGTCCGGTGATGATAACCGGGTCAACAAAGAATCTGGCGGCGGCTTGGGCAAATGGTTTGCTGAAGACTGGCGCGATGTGAAGACTGGCAAAGAATGTGGTAGGATAGAAGGTGAAAAGGGCAAAAGGCCGTATCCGGCTTGCCGCCCTGCTGCTACTGCAAAAAGCATGACGCGCTCTGAAAAAGAGACAATGGCTGAGAAGAAGACGGGTTCTGCTAGAAAATCGTGGAATGTTTCTCCTTCGGGACGCCAAAAGAAAGATTAAAGGAGCTGGTAATGGTAACGACTGCTTATTCAATCACGCAATCTGGCCGTTATGAGCCTTTTAATCTTCAGGTAGCTCGCGGACAAATTACTAACCACAGAGCCATTAGTGTTTTCGGTTACAACGGGGACGTTGATACGACGGAAGAAAGCGTTTGGCCTGCTGATGGAAAAATTCCTCATGGGCAATCCGCTTCTATTCTAAAAGTCAGTTCTTCTAGCGCAAGCGATGCTTCTGGTGGCGTTGGTGCAAGAACTGTTTTGATTGAAGGCCTTGATGCGAACTTCAATGAAGTCTCAGAGACCGTCATCCTCAACGGTCAAACTGCCGTCAATACAACCCTTAGTTACGTAGCAATCAATAACCTATTGGTTATGTCGGTAGGAACATCTGACCACAATGTTGGAGACATTAATGTGGGCACTGGAGACGTTACTGCGGGTGTTCCAGCCGTTCTTTTTGACTTGATTGCGGCAACCTACAACCAACGAACAACGGGTCATTACACTGTTCCTGCTGGGTATACTGCCTATTTGGAGGTTGGTATTTTTTCGGCAGGTCAGGCAAGCGGGTCAACAAGCGTAACCGGAAAGATATTGGTAACTGATAACGTATCCGATATTCAGCGTGTAGGGTCCATTGTCACGCTTAATAACGGCTCTGTTCAATTTAACTTTAGTTACCCTATTTTGATTCCTGAAAAAAGTTGTATTGGGGCAACGGCAGTTGGAACCGCAAACAATAATTCTGCTTCGTCATATTTTAACATCTTGCTCATTAAAAATGACGCCAGCACGTAAGGTCGGGAAATGACAACCAGCGGAACGTATACATACAATCCTTCGCTGGGCGAATTGACCCTGTTTGCGTACAATTTGGCTGGCATCAGAAATACGGCCATTGTCCAAGAGCATATGGAAGCTGCCCGTATGGCAGCAAACCTGATGCTGGCCAATTGGAGCAACAGAGGGGTTAACCTATGGGCTGTTGACCTTGTGACCGTTCCACTGGTTGCCGGCCAGTCTACCTATAACGTGGACGGAGACACTGTTGTTATGTTGGACGCCTATATGGTGATCGACAATGGCAACTCTGACCCTATCGACCGCATCATCTTGCCCATCAGCCGCACAGAATACGCATCATACCCCAATAAAGAGCAGCAGGGGTTTACAACCGTATTCTGGTTTGACCGTCTGATTGCGCCAACTGTTACCCTCTGGCCGGTTCCAGACGGGACGAGCGCTCAGTTCCTGAAGTA